GTGCTTCTACTCAACACAAAGACAGCCTGATTGTTACACTTAATACTTCTTCTTTTTAAAGAATTAGCAAACGTTAAGAACTGACAATCATTGTTGTCTCAACAATTTGAAATTTCTTTATATTTTGTGCTTCTACTCAGAGAACAGACAAAACTTCTCCCCTCTTAACTTTGACCACAACTCAAGTGATTAAGAAACATTTTGCTCAAGCATGGTGCTTATCGGTCGCATCTTGATCTTGATTCTTTGTTCCCTAGTGGTTATAGGGAGTGCAAACTACACTGTTGCAAGGAATCATTTTCAGGAGGAGCAAGCCTCAAAGAACACAATAGTCTTTGCCTACAATAGCTTTACTGTGCACACCATGACCATGAACGTCCACACTGGAGGCAGCAATGTTGACAGCTTCTTTGAGAGCTCTTTTAGGAAAGCTCAAGAATCCGGACTGATCAGTTTGCCTAATGGTTTTAGACCTGATGTGAAAGAATTGGAGGTTCATGATGGATCATCTTCAGGAAGTCTTGGATCTAGAGGAGCTAGCCTTATGGCAAGGAATGTTGAGTCACTTAAGCCCATGGTCTCTAACTCTACAGAGAAACCAAACTCTTCAGATCCTCATCAGCAACAAGATCTAATCGTTAATGAACACACAGGCCAAACCAAAAGGAAACTACCAGTTGTCACTCATATTGATCAAGAGATATGTAGAGCTTGTATCCGCCAGATGGAAGCTGATAAAGCCAAAGCAGCACAATCTGCAACATCTCCAAGAGGTTTAGTTTCTAATGTGGAACCACTTCCTGACATGCGCACTGAGTTTGTGCCATCAAAACCTAGAGTTGGCGGTTCTATTGAGGGGCCAAATCTCCTTTCTGGTGGTATACGAACTTCTAGAAGCTTAAATTGTAAATCCCTTCTTAATGACGTGACACGTTTGTACAATGGGCATGTTAAAATTGTAATTCCTTGCTTTAACTGTACAATGAGAATTATTTTAGTCCCTGACAACTCCACCGAGTCTTTAAGTCGGAAAAGAAGAAGTGTTTCTGAGAAGGTTAGTGTTCCCTTGGCTGAATTCTCAACTAGGACTATAGGCCACTGCCCTTCTGATCTAGAGGAAGTTCATCCAAAGGTCAGATCTAGGCAATGCCAGCAATGGTTGAACAAGCTCTGGGATCAGGATAAGAAGACTTGGTGTGTGCAAATGAAGTCTTGCAACAAAGGAGAGTATTTGTCTGCAGGTTCTTGCCATCTTGCTAAGAGCGGGTTGACTCAGTCTTCCCTATGTTCGGACCACACTTTCAGAATTTCCACTTATCCGGTACTCAGCAGCCCCACAGTTCCTTCCTTTTTAGATGAAGAAGTATGTGAGATTGAAGGGGTCAAGTTGTCAAAATGCTCTGCTGGAAGGCAGGAAGCCAGAAGGGTTTCCATAATCTTATTCAATGGCAAAGAAACTTTAGTCACAAAGCAGCATGACTTCATCTTTCTAGAAAATTTGTCATCTAAGCATAATTATGTGTGCAGCGGATGTCCTCCAACTGGGTGTAAAGACTGCACAGGAGATGCATATTACAGGGACAACTTTGGCACTTCTGAAGATGGGGCCTGTCATTGTACATTGCAACCATCGCCTAAATTTGGTTCTATCTCCTTAGTCATGGGAGGAAAGACATATCCAATAGAATATTATTTATCCCAGGTGATATCTGTTGGGATGATCAAGAAGGTAAAAGAGGCTGGAAGCCCTAGAGAAGTTGATAACTGCCCAATATGCACTGCCTCATGCATTGGCTCAGAACTTTCCCTAGAAGGCTTCCCTGACATTGCCACCACTGTAAAGATCTGCGCAGGATCTCTATGCTCTAAAATGCAGTTTTCTGACAAGTTGAGTGTTCCCCCTCAGTATCTTCTACTACAGAATCTCATTCAAGTTCAGGTGTTCTCTGCTGATGCTTCAGCAATTGATAGCAAAGAGGTAGCCTGCAAGGTAGAAGCTAGCTGTGACTTGATTAGATGCCATTTATGCATGAGCAGGTTACTAAACCCCTCTTGTTATGAGCTTTTAGATACCATTGTTGTTTTGCTCGTCTTGAGTTTTGCCCTGGGTTTCATAACTTTGATTTTGAGGTTGTTGAGTATAGTTCTCACAGTAATGAAGATCCTACAATTGCTATTTAGGTTCATTTCTTTAATTGTCAGAGGCTTCTATCGTCTAGGATATAAGTTGTGTGGCTATAGCTTAAAGAAAACCCGCATAGTATACAGAAACCTAGAAAAGCTAGGAGAAGATGAGCAAATTGAATTCATTGAAGAGCAGGTGGCAGAGGTGTTAGTCGAAGAGCGGAAAGTGGCATCTAGGCCTCCTTCTATAGGAGAATTGAGGCTTATGAGGGAAATGAGACCAATGATACCAGGCAGAAATTTCAACAAGATGGGACTAGTGATAATGATTATTGCTATCTTCCTCTCTGTAGTGTCCTGCTGTAGCCAAGTCAGCCATATGGGATTGTCTGATGCTGAATGTGAAGTCCGCTCAGGAACTTATGAATGCACACCAACCTCCAAAGTTACCTTACACTTGAACGGGGCTGGAACAGATGTCTGTCTGTTAATAAAGAAAGAGAATGTTGCTCTAGGAACCATCCAAATGAGAATATCTTCAATCAAAAGTCGATGTGTTGAGAGGAGACTTTACTGGACTTATGATTTCTCCACCTTAGTGCAATATGAATGTTTTTGTAATTCATTGAACAAGTGCTCATCTGATTGTGAAGCACAGAAGAACAATGTCTCTGTAAAGATGCTAGAAGAAATGGAGATGAAAAGGAATTTAGGTCCAGGTAGGAGTGGGTGCCTAGAAGTTCCTGGCCATTACTTAAATAGGTGTGTGCTTCCCATGAATTCATGTTGTTATTTCTTAGCACAATTCCCCCCCACTCTGCCAGAAAATAACTACTCAGTTAGGGTCTGTAGCTCCTATGTGTGGGAGGTTGACATAATCTTAAAAACTTTCTTGTCTGACATTCCCACAACTACCAACTTAACTCTAGTGGCAGGGGAAGAGAAAACAGAAGGTGATTTGGGCTTACTAATGACTCAAGTTAGTTCTCCGGTGATTCCTGATCAAGACAAATGTATTATCCAAAACTCCAAGGGTTCATCTTATCTGGCAGAGTGCAATAAGGAAACGGAACTAGTTTTGGGCAAAGTTGGAATGATTCAATGTGAGTTAGAAGAAACCATTAAGAAAAGCCCTTGGAAGTGCAAACATGCCCCCGGGCTAGTTAGCATTTCACCCGGTTCTGATTCTCTAACATATTCTTCTATAAAGGTGAATCTAGAAGAAGTGTTAAAAAAACGGAAGATCCCTCTGTCAACACCAGATTTCACTATGGAGAAGGATGTAAAAGGATACTACCTCATAAAGCAATTCTCAGAAGTGTTTGATATACAGGTTACCATCCCCAAGGTTAAAGCAGTGGCATATTCAGAGAGGACTAGTTGCACATTGACCTTCAAATCTCTAAGGGGTTGCTTTAGCTGTCTAGAGGGAGCCAAAGTGGTTTTCCATTCTACTTGTTTAGCATACCCAGCCATAGGAACTCTCATGTGCCCGGATCTACCAGCATCATTACCAATGGTTGTGAACAGGGCAGGCAACTTCTCCCTCAAACTTAGCTTGCCAAAACCCATCATAGACTCAGATTGTAATTTCACATTGGGGCAGACAGTGGGCTCAGTAAGACTAAAGGGCACTTTGATTGAGATTTCATCTGTAGTAGACGGTTTCTCAGTCTCGGAGGGGGGAGGTGGTAGCACTGGCCTAAACTTCACTTCTCTGTTAAGCTCTGTATGGTCTAATCTCGTTGAGGTCTTAAAAGCGCTATGGCTTTATTTTGAAAGGGTCTTGTGGATAGCTATATGCTTGGCTTCGGTAGCTTGTGTTGTTTACATCACATGGAGGGTGATTATTTGGAAGTCAGCACAGAAACCTGAAAGGAAAGAAGTGTGAACTCCCTTCCACATTTAGGGGACTTCAGGAATACAGAGACCAGCCAAATGGACACTTAGAGAAAAAAAGTCCAACATGCTACTTATAGCTGTAAAGTATCCAAAACCCAAACCTTATGTTAATAGATTTGGGGGTTTTGTTTTCTTTTCAGGCTGGTCTTTGTGTGCCCGG